GTCCGAGGTTGATAGCAGCGGAGCCGACAGCACATCAGTACTGTCAGCAACTCTTGCTTAGGTTCCTTTTTGATCAGTCAAGAAGCCACCCTATAGTTGGGGGCATGATTGATTTTAAGGACCAAAACAAATCAGGCGCGTTGGTTCTGCAAGCCTCTCTGGATCGGAATCTAGCGACGGTCGACTTGTCCGACGCTAGTGACCGATTGTCGTGTTGGACCGTGGAACGGATGATGAGGACTAATCCTCCTTTGTTATCCGCTCTGCACGCCGCACGGACGAGGTATGTCTGGGATGGAATTTCCCGACATAAGAGCTTCCTTCACTACGGAAGTTCGCCTCGCAAGGCACTGCAACGACTTTCCCGGTGATGAGTCTAGTCATGCTCTGTATAGCTCTTGGCGCTAGCCTTGAGCCATTAGAGAGTGTGACCATGACAAGACTTCGGGAATTTCGTAACCAGGTACGCGTATTCGGCGATGATATTATTTTGCCGAAACGCGGGTATGCGCGACTCGTGAGGGCCATGGAACTACTGGAGTTGAAAGTTAATCTAGCCAAAAGCTATGTTAACGGACACTTCCGTGAGTCCTGTGGCACTGATGGCTATATGGGGCATTGTGTTACCCCAGTTAAGCCACGAACACTGGTCGCCGGCAGTCCGGCGTCTAGCCAGGCTGTAGTAGACACATCAAACAATCTTTACAGTAAAGGACTGTTCAATGCTTCACTATCAGCCCAAGACCTACTCCCTCCTTCGGTATTGCACCGACTCAGGATCGTGGGTCCGCAAGACGCTGGCTTCTCAGGTCTCCTCTCCTACTGTGGAGGCGATGAACGCCATCTGCGAAGCAGATGGAATCCTCGCTTACATAGGGACGAGGTATGGGTGTGGTCTTGTAAAAGCCACGTCCAAAGATCTGAGAGAGGCGGGTTTGACGCGTTGTTGGACTTCTTTACCAGAAGCCACAATCCTGGCAACCCTAGGGTTGTCTCGGAGTACGTCAATCGCCAGAGCTCGAAAGCTCGAGCTCTATGGGAGCCCCAGAACACTGATGCTCTGCAACCTTATCGAAAGGTGTGAAGATGGTACGCTAACTTGGCGGGATCTGAACGATCTCGCTGACGCAGCGTATTCCCGTGGACGGATGGTCTGGAAGACCTTCCCCCATAATGGGACCCATTTTTACGCCCAAGAAAAGGCTAGCAAAGATGAGTGTTGGCGTTTGCTCTCTGATTTCGCCGTGTGGTTCTATAACCACCGGATACCCGGAGAACGTACCGACTGGCATATAGATGAAATCATCTATCTGCTGTTGGACGTCATCTGGGATCATCCGAACAACGACGATCCAGTAGAGTAACTACCGTTCTGGGTGGTGGTTCAGTAGAAGGCACCACGTCGTGATGACGTCGTACGCTCTTCCTGACCGTGGC